TGTGATAGAGTGGGAAAATATATTCTCAAAGATATTGATTTCTGTTAAGATAAAATCTTTATCCAAATTCAATATCTGACCTGTGGGTAAAATAAGTTTGAGTTCAAGTATATCAAACTCACCAGCATAATCAACACCACCCATCTCCATTAGAGAGGACTTTCACTCATGAGTAATTCAAACTCCTGTACAAACTGATCAATAAAACTTGGGTCTAATAATTTTATTCTTCTTTTCCTATCTTGTTCAGACTGTTCATATTCTCTATTTGTTATTGTGGTTGCACTACTATAAAAATCTGTGTCCCCACTAAAAAGTGCAGAATTATTATACACCTCTATTTTTGTTCTAGTGTTACCAGAACTCTGTTCAATCTCGTAGTGATGCACACCATCTGGATTGTCATATTTTTCATTTAAATATGTGTTGAATTGTTGTTCATACATCGGCCAGTCATGATAACGATCTGTGATGTCGTTTGTTAACAATATTACCCAATGTAACTGTGGGTCATTATACAATTGATCTGCAAGACTCTCTGGAGTATCACCATTCTTGATGTCATATGTATCATACAACATTGCACTATTTTTTACTTTTGTTCTGACTGCAACTCTCTTTAAAAGATTAGTGACAACTTTTGGATTACCTTGACCCTTTGAGTCATATTGAATTTTTGGAAAAGATGAAAAATACATTAGTAACCCTCGAAAATTCTCTCTCTTGTAATGAGTTCCATTTCTTTAAAGTTGAGTGTCATCGTTGTTTCCACAGGTTGAGCACCCTCTGCATCTGCTTCAAATGTTCTATACCTGTCACCACCATATGTCACATTCATGTTCTCTAATACGCAAGTGGATATATTATGTAGATGTAAGTTCTGGTTTCCTGTGTACATATACGCAATGTCAAAAGTATTTGGTACTAATAATCGTCTACCACCCCTGTTACCACCAACGAACTCAGGCATCATGTTTGACTTGAATGCAAATATGATTTTCCGTATCATCTCAACTTCTCGTCTGTCTTTGGGTGTCATTTTAAATGTGTACTGAAAGTTTCTCTTGTTGATACCCTTGAATGCAAGTTCAAGTCTGTCTGCAATCACGTTACCACTTTTCATTTCAGATACTTCTCTTAGACCACCAAGGCCAGGTATCACACCAACTGCACCTAAAAGAAACAATTGTAGTTGGTCTGCAACATCCTCACCAACATTTTTTAGTTGGTCTAATCCACCCTCTAATCTTCCAGCGACAAACTCGTTGAATGTGTTAAGTGCAGACTCCGTTACTGCACCTATCTGTGTATCTTGATATTGAGCACCATAAGTAACTTGCACTGATTGTGGCATATACATTGCGATTGATGTTGCGAGTCTTTTAGTGGGTGCTCTTTGAACTCTGACTGTAGAACCACCAGCAGCTTGACCTTTTAAAAGATTTTGTTGAAGTCTGTTCTCCTTAACTTGACTTAATTCACTTTGTGACATATCTGGTAGTATGTCAACAACATCTGCGTTCAAACCTTTTTTAACACCATTACTGTTTTGTTTTTGATAACCTTGAGATTGAGCACTGTATTGTCGTACAAAAGATGGAACATTATAAGGTGTTGCGAGATTGTCTGCGATACTACCACCACTCGCTCTGTCACTCATGGATAGTTGTGCTTTATCTTGTTCGTTGATATAGAACATGATATAGTGTCCATGATTACCAAGAGCTGCGTCACCAGATGCAACATCTAATGGGAACTCAAGAATACTTGTTGAACCTCTTGGTGGTGTACCAGCGAAAGGACTAAAACCTATCGCAGTGTTTATTGCTTTCTCCGCCTCATCTCTAAAAATACCCTCAGCAGATTTTCTTATAGGTGTAATGATATTTTGTAAGATTGGTAATGGTGCTAAATCACGTTCTTCTACTTTTCCCATGTCGTTTCCTGTCTTTATAAGTATTTATACATGAAGTCGTACAAAGGTAAGTATAAACCAATGAACCCCAAGAAATACAGGGGTGACCCAACTCAAGTGATTTATCGTTCACTCTGGGAACGCAAACTTATGGTCTACTGCGATAAGAATACATCTGTCATTGAGTGGGGTAGTGAGGAAATAATCATACCATATCGTTCACCTAAAGATGGTAGAATACATAGATATTTCCCAGACTTCTACATGAAAGTTAAACAGAAAAACGGAACGACTAAGAAGTTTGTGATTGAGGTCAAACCAAAAGCACAATGTAAAGAACCTGTCAAGAATCCAAAACGTAGAACCAAGAAGTGGTTGAACGAGGTTTTTACTTACGCAGTCAATCAAGCAAAGTGGAAGTCAGCAGAAGAGTTCTGTAAAGATCATGGAATGGAGTTCAAGATATTCACTGAAGATCATCTGTTTCCTCAGTATAAATAATACATGGCAATCAAAAACTTCATACAACAAGTGCAACAGGCTGCAAAAGGTAGACCAAAATCTACTGAGTGGTACAGAGATAAAATAAAAGAGTTTGGAACACCCAAGACACTTGATCTAATCCGTGATGGTAAACAAGCAAAGTCACCCTTTGGTGGTAGATTAAATATGTTTGTCTACGCACCTAAGTTTGCAAGGAAGTTACCATACTACGATACGTTTCCTTTGGTATTACCCCTAGAGTCATACTCAGATGGTTTTCTTGGTATCAACTTACACTACTTACCAATATCACTAAGGATAAGATTGTTAGATAGATTGAATGATTTTAGTAATAACACAAAGTTTGATGAGTCCACTACTTTAGATGTGAGTTACGATAAAGTAAAAAAGATACAATCAGTCAAACCCACCATACATAAATATTTATCTGGGTATGTTAGATCACGTTTTCGTAGGATAGATGCAGACGAGTTTGTGATTGCGACATTACTACCAGTGCAAAGATTTAAGAAGGCAACTGCGAGTCAAGTGTATAGTGATAGTAGGAGAATGGTATAATGTCATTAGGACAGATAATACAGGGAGTAGTAGGTAATCCTTTTGGAAGTGCAGTATCAGGAGCTGCGTTTGCAACTATAAATGAGGCACTAGCAGGTTACAGAAGTAGTGATGGTGGTATTGCAAGACCATCACGATATGAAGTTGTTATTCTACCACCCACAGGAAGTCCAACTAATCCATTTACATCTTTTTTGACTGCAACGAATAGTGCAAGGAATGTGTCACTTAAATGTGAAAACATATCCTTCCCTGGCAGAAACATAGACACAACACCAGACACAAACATATATGGCCCAACCAGAGAGATCGCAACAGGGTTTTCTTTTGCAGAGTTGAGTGCAAGATTTCAATGTAGTTCAGATTTAAGAGAGAAAGAGTTTTTCGAAAACTGGCAGAAAGCATCATTCAACGCAAACACATGGGCGATGCAATTTTATAATGATTACATTGGTGAAATACAAATTTATTTGTTAGACGAAAAAGATAATAGGAGATATGGTGTAAAGATATGGGAATGTTTTCCAAAAAATATTGCAGCCCAAACTTTAGACTACTCAACAATCAACGAACAAATGAAAATAGATGTGACGTTTTCATATAGATACTGGACTAATTTAGGTACAGAAGCAACTTTACCACAAGCACTAGGTGATAGAATAGTCCAAAGATTAACTGACACAGTAACTAGGAGAATAACTGCTCAGATACCAGCAATATTTTCTAAACTTAAATAATTTTAAAGGATGATAAATTATGGCACTACCCAGAATTGATACACCAACGTATCAAACAAACCTCCCATCAACAGGACAAGAAGTACAATTTAGACCTTTCCTAGTGAAAGAACAAAAGATCATCATGATGGCTCAAGAGAGTGGTAATGAAGTAGAAATGACAAACGCATTATCACAACTTGTTTCTATTTGCACATTTAATAAGATAGACGTAACAAACGCACCTACATTTGATATAGAATATCTCTTCCTTAAAATAAGATCTAAGTCTGCTGGTGAAACTGTAGATATACGAATTACTTGTCCAGACGATGAAAAGACACAAGTTCCAGTAAAAATTAATTTAGATGAGATAAGAATACAAACCACTGATGGACACACACCATTTATAGGTATTACCGACAAAATAAAAATGGTGTTGAGATATCCGACTTTGTTAGATCTAACTCAAGTAGATAACGCACAAAGTAGTGATGGGACATTTAAACTAATGTATAGATGCATACATGAGATACACTTCGGAGATGATGTTTATAACAGGATAGATATTTCTGAAAAAGATATAGAGGAGTTCATAGATCAATTGACAACCGATCAGTTTGAGAGTATAACAAACTTTTTTCAAACTATGCCAAAGTTACGTCATGTGATAGAGGTGACAAATCCAAACACAAATGTGAATAATGAGGTAGTATTGGAGGGCCTCCAAAGTTTTTTAGGATAAGTCTTTCCCATGATACAGTTTATAATTATTATAAAACTAACTTTGCAATGATGCAACATCATAAATATTCTTTAACAGAGTTAGAAAGTATGATGCCTTGGGAAAGAGAAATCTACATGGGTTTACTTATGCAGTGGATTAAAGAAGAGAATGAAAGAATAGAGAAAGAAAAACAAAAAGCAAAAAAGTAGAGAGGACACGATATGGCCGTTGAAGTTACAGTTGACCCAGAGGTCGCAAAAAAAGTTGACAGAAATGGTGATGGTCACATTTCACAAGAAGAAATGGAGATGAATTTGGAATTTAAAAGAAAAGAACTTGAGGATGCAGATGCTCGTAGAGATGCAATGCGAAAAATGACATGGTTTGCGTTGATGGGAATGTTATTATATCCAGCAGGAATTTTAATTACATCAATGTTGGGATATGAAGAAACTGCAAAAATTATTGGAAATATTGCACCGACATACTTTGTTGCAATCTCAGCATTAGTTGCAGCTTACTTTGGTGCAAACGCATATGTAGATAAAAAGAAGTAGATAAATGGCAGAACAAACTTTAAATTTTGGGAATGTTCTAAGAGAGATAGAGTCTAAACGTCTTTCGTCTGAAGAAAAGACCTCTAGAGAAAATGCAATTCAGTTTCAACAAAATCAACAAAGACTTATGGAGATTGGTAAAGAACTTAAAAACTCTGGTGCAAATCAAAGAAGACAATTAGAAAATGAAAGACAAAATATATTAGACAATAGAAAAGAGGCGAGAGAGAATAAAACTCAAATAAGTGATCAAGTACAAGCGTTAAAAGATCAAAAAGATGCACAGACAGAACTTGCAAAAAGAATAGAAGCAAATGGTGGTAAAGCAGATCAGAATTTAGACTTTCTAAAAAGAAACAATGCAATACAACGAGAAGAACTTAAACTCGCACAGAGTCAAGCAACATCTGCGTCACAAAGAAAAGAAATAAATAAAGATTTAAGAAAGGCACAGATAGAGGGTTTAAAACTTGCACTTGACCCTGTGATCGCACCTATAACATCTTTTGCGAGTATAGGTAAAAGAATTTTAGGTACAAGTTTTGGAGTGCCTGGATTGACACTTGGTAGACTTGCATTACTGGCCGCACTCCCACTAATAATAAAGTTTTTAAGAAGTGATATGTTTGATAACATACTCGACTCACTGAAAGACCTTGACCTTAGTAAGATAGGAGATAATATCAAAAACTCAGTCATGGGTCTTGGTGGTGCGTTGGCAGCGATTGGTCTTACCATTGCGAGAGCAACTGCAATGTTAGGTGGAGCAGCAGGAGTTAGGGGTGCTGGTAAATTAGTAAAAGATACTAAACTTTCTGCAAAAGGTTTGATAGGTAAAGGTGAGATAGTAACATCAAAGGGTGGTCAACAATTCAAACTAGACAAGGGTGGAATGTTAAGAGAAATTGATAAGTCTGGAACATTTAAAGGTGGCCCAGTCCGAAACCAACAAGACCTTTTAAAATCACTTGCAAAAGAAGGGTCACTTGGTGAGAGGGGTAAACTACTTGGCACCGATGTCAAAGGTAATAAATTTCTTAGATCAGTCACAGGTGTTCTAAAAAGAATACCATTTCTGTCACAACTTTTTGCAATCAACGATTTAGTTAACGTATTAGCAGGGCCAGGAGACAAACCTGAAAAAGCAAAAGGACTTGCAGAAATACTTGGTGGTCTAGGTGGTGGTACACTAGGTGCGATACTTGGTGGTATAGTTGGTTCATTTGTACCAGTTGTTGGTAACTTGATAGGTGCAACAGGTGGTGGAATACTTGGTTACTTTGCTGGTAAGATGACTGTGGGGAAACTTGCAGATGGTATTGCACAATACGCTGTGGGACTGCCTGTTAATGCGTTTGATGGAGATATCTTTGGTGTAGGTCTTAATAGATTACTAAGTGGTAGTGGTTTAGGTGTATCAGATAGGGGAACATCAGCAGGCATGGTTGGTGGTGTAAGTGGTGGTAAAGAAGTTGTTGACAAACTTGCAACTACTGGATTTGTAGAAGACGCAAGCATCACTGGTGATCCTTTTACTACTATGCGAACATTCGATGCTAGAAAATTTGTTAAGGGTGTATCACCATTTACTGGGGCTCCAACTGCACCTGGCATATTTGGTAAATTTATTGAGGGTATTGATGATAATATAATATTTCCAAGACGGAATGTAAATATAGATGCAGAAAATATAAATTTGTCTGGTAATTTTCTAACAAGATTTGCAACTGCGTTAGCAAACTTTGGTAGTAGAAATGCTGGCGAAACAGCGTCAATAAATACTATCATACAGGGTGGAGATCAGACTATGCAAGGTGGTAGAACTCAAGTAAATGTTCTAACTCATGCAGACCCAATGCACAGGGCGATACTATCATCAGTAGCAAACTAATGGTGCTGGTGAAGAGACTCGAACTCCCAACCTACTGATTACAAATCAGTTGCTCTACCAATTGAGCTACACCAGCGAAACCATTATCCGTTTGCGAGTTTTGAGAAATAATCCATAGTGTCATCCTCTTCCTCTTT